CTATTATTTATTTTCTTCAAAAATAACTGGCTTCCCAGCCTTTCTTGCCGCTCTTACCGCTTTTAATTCGCTACGTTGCCGTTCTTGTTGCCTTTGTCTTGCTCCAGCAATAAACTCATCCAAATCGGTTGTCACATTACGCCTTAATACAGAGCGTTGTAACATTTCTTGTTCGCTTATATTCTGTCTGTCGTAATTGCTAATATCTCTTATGCTTTCTACGTCTTCCGTAGCACCTATTTTATTTGCTACACCTGCGAAACTCTGTGACAAATTGCTAACCTGTAAGTTCCTTATAAAGTCTTGGTCTAATGGAATAGAAGCAGATGATTGGTCTCTGCTTTGATAAGCATTTTGCGTGGTTGCTCCATCTACGACTTGCTGTTGTAATTGCTCAGGTCTCAATAAGGAACCGACTGGAACCACATTGCTAATATTCGCAAAAGGGTTCGTTGCTTCTACTCTATTTAGCAAATCATTTGTTTGACGCTGTGGTATTAATTGACCTGATAGAGCCATTTGTCGTCGCAATGCTTCCGCATTTGCTATGCTCTCATTATAAAGTCCATAAGGAACTTGAGGCAATGCTACGCTACTTCCCTGAAGAGTTAAGGATATTCCTGTCGGTATTCTTTGGACTGGAGCCGAACTGCGACGACGTGCTACACTCCTTCTCTTTGTATCTCCTACTTTTACATTGACTACCGTCTTTTGACTTTGCTTCTGTTTTTGGGTCACTTTTTTTTTCGCCATCCGTTATATATAAGGAAAATAAAATATTCTATTGTATATATTATAAATGGAAGGCGAATTATCAATGGATGAAGAAACGCTTAAAACTATTCCCAAAATAAAACGAGAACGAACGGAAGCACAAAAAGCAAATGACCAAAAAAACAGAGAGTTGCTACTTGCGAAACATCAAGCCATTCGTGATGAGAAACGAAAAAAGGAAGAGGAAAAAGCCAGAAAAGAATGGCTTAAACAACAAAAGAAAGAAAAAGCGGAGGCGGCTAAACATTTGGCTCCACCTTTCCCAAAGGTGGAACAAAAGCCAAACATTAAAATTGTTAAAAAGGTAAAACCACCTGAACCTGAAAGTGATGATGATGATGAATTGGAGATGCCTGAGGAGCCTGTCCCAGCACCTAAACCGAAACGAGCGCCGAAACAAAAAGCGCCTCCTAAACCACGTGCTAAAAAGATTGTTCCACCACCACCTTCTCCTTCTGTTAGTGAAGACGAGGAATATGAAGAAGAAGAAGAGCCTTATGTTCCACCTCCACAGAAACAGCGTAGACAAACTACACAGCACATTCAACAAAACTATGTCCCCCAGCAATACTATGCTCCTGCTCCGCAACGAGTGCGTCCAATTATTACATACGTTTGATAAGTATTTAAAAAATAGTATAAATGTATATATATATACTATGTTTAGTAAAGTTAAGAAATACGACTTTGATTATAAACTACCCTCTTTTTGTAATGGCGACGCTGCGGCTCCATATTCAATTGACGACCTTAAACGTATTAGTCCCTTTTTTACCGAAGTGTCCCCTTTCACTTATGCGGTTTTATTAGAGGCAAATAAAAACAAATACACAGAAGAAGAAAAGGAGAAAACACGCCAACTCATTCACTACTTAACACAGAAGGAAAATGAAACTATGAAAGCCGTTTCTGCTCACTTAAAAACTCGTGAAGAATATGAACGTGCTATGAATGTGATTGAACAGAAGTTAGACGAGGTTCAACAATCACACGATTCATCATCCTCGTCTTGAATCTTCAACTCATCAAACCCCTTGAATAAGCGCTGACTATCTGTATTCAAAAATAAATATTGGTATGGTTTGTCATAAACCAGTTTCCGTATTTTCGGCAAAAAGGTTTCATCGTATTCAATTAACTCTTTCCAAATATTTTGTAATTCATCTTTGCTGGTCTTGAAAATAAATACATTCGTCCAAAGACGACGCAAGTCCTTGGGAACACTATAATACGTTTGAACCAAAAAATATAATGAACATCGCAAGTGTCTGCGGTTAAATATAAGTTCTTTAAAAAGTTGGAACGTATCTTTTTTTTTGAGATACGCCGTCATATCATCAAAAATAATCAAAGAGTTCAGTGGCTTTTCTTTGCTACTATCCGCTTTAATTTTATCCATCACCTCTTGTAAATTGTCATACGTGAGTTCATCGTATAAGCGGTCGTCAGGCAACTTTCCAAATATGTCGTCACTCATAGAAGCACGTGAATGACTTGGCTGGAACACATAAATCCTGTGAAAGCATTTTTTTAACACACCTTTCATCAGGCTAAACATTAGCGATGTTTTTCCGCTTCTTGGCTTACCTATAAACAATGTGGTGCTATGCTGGTTCAAAAATTGTGTCAATTCGTAATTGTTTAACCTCTCACGCAATCCTCCATCACATAACATTTTACATTCAGGCATTGAGGGCTTGTCATTTTCTATTAAAGTGATTTTCATTATATATTAGTGCGATAAAAAGTTTGGCTCCACCTTTCTCAAAGGTGGAATAAAAAGTTTGGCTCCACCTTTCTCAAAGGTGGAATAAAAAGTTTGGATACATTTTATCTTGGGACAAACTTTAAAGCGATTACATATTCCCCTAAAGCTGTTGCTCCAGACGCTGTGAAGGGATTTCCGTCGTTATTTAATATCCTTACTTGAAACTCCTGATTGCGTGGGCGACCTCCCAAATAAATGGGAACATTCGTTCCATCTTCGGCGTGGAGAAATGAATTGGCACCGACAATGTAACTCTCTAAAAACCCAATGTAATTGCTTGACAACGCTTGGGACGTTGCTCGTGCTTCATAAACATTTGGAGGCACACCAAGATCACAATAAACCAACGCGATGGTAGTTGCGTCTACATTATTCAATTCTCCCATATAAGTCATATGAACCTCATAAGGAACATCAGGAAGCACTTGCCAGTTAAAACGAAAATTACATATATTTGCTCCTGTCCCTGTTTTACTCGCCGCATTCAAACTATTAAGAATAACTGTGTAAAAAGGTCGTTTCAAATTGGGGGCGGCTAATTGCCATTCTCTTTCTTGTTCGCTAACTAACTTATTCATAATATATAGACAGATATAATTTTATTTACATATATTATGTTAAAATATATATTGAGCCACTTGTTCCCTAAACAACCTTTTGAAATACAAAAGCCAAGGAAATATATTTCCTTTGACGAGTATGACGATTTAAGCGACAGACAGAAAATATTGCTTCATAGCAAGTATGATGTGTATTTAGTTCCTGAGTTGTTTATTGAGGAAGAGGAGTAATGTTGTATCATAATTTTAACCATCTCTTATATAACTGCTTTGTGGAATATTTATTATTTACTTTGTGACCACTTGCTTCTAAACTCCTGATTATACTGCTTCTGTAAGAACAAAGGTAATCTGGGTCTAATCCACATATTTTATATCGTTTTTGTCTGGTGATATTAAATAAATAGTTATAGTAACTTATAATGTGTTTCTTCTCAATATTATGTATATTGCTTGGATTAACAACGATATAATTATCTCTCCAAATCATTTCGTATTCATTATTAGAGTTTATAAAATTATTTTCAATTTCTCGTATCATTCGCTTATATTTTATTTCATCTAAATCATAATTTTTGTTGGCTATTTGCTTTCGTATTTTCATCATAGCGTCGGCATACTCATAAATAATATTCATAACATCAAACGGCAATTTTCTTGAATGGTCTCTGTGTTTATATAAATAGTCCATCTGTATAAATGGCATATTTTATTTTTAAGCCCTTGACGGAACTACATAACTAACGCTAACAAAATCTAAATCCGCCGTATTTGTTCCTCCTCCTGAACCAATTTGAAAAAATAACATCGTTTGATTTGTAAAATCAAATACGGCTGTAGTATCTGTTATTGTCTCCGTCGCATTACTTGTTAAATTGGTTATTTTATAACTTATATCAGGATTATTAAAAGTTATTTTAAACTCATACCATACATTTGTTGTCCATGTAACTGTTGAGAAGTTTCCTTTATTCACGTTGTTCGTTACCGCACTAAATGTATTTGTTGCTGTTGTTTTTCTAATCATTGCGCTACGACCATAACTACCATAAGAAACACATAAACCCATATAAATATCTCCAGTATTTGTTGTATTTTCCGTTTTTGCTATAAAGGTTATTTCCTGTAATGGATAATGATAAAATAAATCTGACATTATGGCTTTATTCGCACTCATTCCATATTGACCCGGGTGATTTGCGTCTCCATACACAAATGAATTGCCTCCAGTTCCTTGCCAAGTCCAATTATAACCGCCGATAGGACACTGGTTATAAGCGCTGTCCCAACATTCATCAAATAAATATTTTGATGTTGTCGGTGTTTGTGTTGTTACGCTTGATACTGCGGTTTGTACAAAGGCTGTAGTAGCGACACTTGTGTCATTTGTCCCTGCTGGACGAGTAGGTGTTGTTATATTTCCTGTTACATCTAGTGTTCCTACAATATCTACTGTTTGGACTGGTGATGTTAATTTATTTACGCTAATTTTTGGGGTTGTAAGCCATTGAGAACCTGAGCCGATAAGTATTTGATTTGATAATGTGTTATTCAAACTATTTCCAATACATACAGAGTTAGTAAATGACGATAAGAGACCTGACACTAAATAATTAGAACGCCAACCAAGTGTTATGTTTTCACTTCCGTTTAACGCATTTCCTGTTTCTCTTCCAATACTTATATTTCGCTGTAATGCTCCTTGTGACCCAGTGTTATTTTGGACACCACTAAAAAGACCCAGCGAAATGTTATCTACTCCGCTTGTAATTGATTGAGAACTTTGAAACCCCAAGCATACGTTGTATTGCCCTGAGCTAAGATTTGTTCCAGCAAGATGACCGCAAATTACATTACCGATTGCGTTTGTGGCTACTTTTGAACATTCACTACCCAAAAATACATTTTGTTGTCCAGATGTTAAACCCTGTCCTGAATTATAACCTACACAAGTATTATTACATCCTACTCCGCCAGTTCCATTTCCATTAATATTTTGTCCGCTGTTTTGACCGAAGAGAGAATTACCAAATGATGTGCTGGATAATACTGAACCGCTCAAATTACCAAATGAACAATTGGATGTTAGTGTGTCTTGTAGATTTTGATACACTTTTCTATTTAATGTAATTGTATTCGTTGAACTATTAAACGTAGCTAAACTATTTAAATCAATATTTGTATCTGTTAAGTTCAGTCTTGTATTTCCATTGATCCGTAATTGAATACTTCCAATTGAAGATGTGTTATTAACAAAGTAATCATTGTTAAGCATAAACTCATTTGTTTGTTGTGTGTTAGCGTTATTGAATATTTGTAAATTGTTTCCGTTTCTTACCGAAACAATCCCATTAAACAAACTACTACCTTCTACATCAAACTTTGTCGTTGGAAAACTTGTTTTACCAACACTCATATTATCCGTGCTTGTAAATTGGCCTCCATAACCAAGTTGTATTTGGTTAGAGGTTGTGTTTCCCGCAAATGTGCCTATGGCCGTGCTATTGCTACAAGAAACGGTGTTTCCAAAGTTTGCTCGTCTTCCTATGCTCGTTACGGCATTCATAGTTGCTGAAGCTTGACCGCTTTCTGTGCCTATACTTGTGTTATTTGACCCATTAAAACTGGTTGAAATTACACCTGAACGTGTGCCGATACACACATTTGAACCGCCTGTATTATAGCCTGACCCTGCCTGAGTTCCTACAGAGCAATTATCTCCGCCGCTCGTCGTATTAAAGTTTGCTTGTAACCCAATACACATATTGCCTCCTCCGCTGGTTATATTTCGCCCTGCGTCAGCCCCAAAACCCACATTGTTTCCTCCTGAAGAGACATTACGCAACGCATTGCTTCCAAAAGCGGAATTAAAATTACCTCCTTGAATAAATTGTAATGCCCCAGCGCCAAAAGCGCTTAGTTGTTGCGTTGTTCCCGTTGGTGCTAAACAAGCACCCGGACCAAACGACACCGCATTATCCGTTCTAGTTTGTGAAACTCTAGCATTAAAGGTAATTAAGTTATTTGCTGTATCAAAAACCGCAATATTTGCCCCGTTACTTCTTATAATAACTTGACCTGTTGTTAGTGCTTCTAAAGTTAAGTTGTTAGTTGGATTAATGGACTGAACCAAATTAGTTTTAACTGTCGGTGCTTGAATTGTAGTCAACACATTTAAACTCCCTGTATTAATTATATCAGCATTTATTTCTGTTAAGCCAAACATAGAACGACTATATGTGGTTGTATTATTCATTTAATATAGGCAAATAAAATATAGTGCTATATTAAACCAAAATGATTGAAACAAAACTGATTAATTTAAATTGCTCCAATTCCATACAAAACAACGGAACGTTTTTGTCAAACGTCTTTTTCCCCTTTTCCAATCTCATATCCAGCAAGGACGTTCGCAAAGCGTCAATATCCATCTTAAACGCTCAATTGCCCTATTCCTTTTACATTATTAACGTGTATAACAATGTGCTAAGAATGAGCGTCAATGGTGGAGCGCAGTTTAGTCTTACGCTAACAAGGGGAAACTACAACAGCAACACTTTGATTACAGAAATACTCGCTAAACTGACTTTAGCAGGTGTTACCACTATTTCCATTGCTTTGAATACCACAACTGGGTCGCTTTCATTTACCACCACAGCAACCTCTATAGAGTTTTTCGCTTCAGGCTCAACCATATTAAGGGTGCTTGGTTTTGACCCTTCTACGAATTACACAAGTGTCGCTAAAGTATTAACCGCGCCGTTTCCATTAAATCTACTCAACACATTAAAAATCCGTATAGCCAGTTATGCTCTATCCACAAATAGTTTAGACAGCAGTGTCAGGGGCAATCTTAATATTTTAGCCGCATTCCCTGTCAATGCCGAAGGATATGGTTTAAATCTCTATGAAAATACCACCGCATTTAAGACCGAATTACAAGTCCGCGATATTAATGGATTTGACATACAAATTATTGATGATGATAATAATTTAATAAACTTCAATAATGTGTATTGGACAATAACCATGTTGCTTGAGTTAGATTATGTTGATAAAGACCCACAGCTACCAAATGATTTTCCCTTTGAATTACCCAAACAGGAATATTGGGGAGCAGACCCTAATGTAGCGTTTGCTCCTTTGGAAGAGGAAACCGAACCTTTAGCAGAAGAACCAGAGGATAGTTTTGGCTCCACCTTTCCCAAAGGTGGAATACAGGCAGAGCCACCCAATTACGAAATAACAGACCCAAATAGTTTAGAACAACTATTAATTGAAAAAGGGATTTACACATAATTTTTTTGTCCGCATATATATTATAATGAAGATTGGTAAAATCAACTCGCGTTTACAACGATTTGGTCAAAAAGCACGTAGCGACATTTCCAAAGCGGTCGGTAAAACAAACAAGACTATTTCTCAAGCGGAACGCGGTCTTAAAAAAGGTGTGGATGTTGTTGCTTCGGCTGCCGACTCAAAAGCAGTCAAGGGGCTACAACAAGCGACTGGTATTGCTGGTAAAGCCCTTTTAGCAGGTGGAGCCCTTGGAGGCCCTTTGGCTCCTGTTGCTCTCGCCGCTGGGGGTGCGTTAACATCTGCTCACGAAGGCATCAAGGGTGCTAGAAAAGCCATCCCCAACAAAGCGGAGAAGGTTAAAAAAGAAATTGGTGGGGTCGCTCGTCAGGGACGCGCTACTGCTACTATAGTTGGACGTGAATCCATTGCTGGAACTCGTAAAGCCGATGAGTTCAGGAAAAACGTGCTTGAAAGACCGGAGCCTAAGGCAAATCTGATGAGCGAACTTCCAATGTATCTGGATTAGCTTGAGTAGTATTTTGCTCTGCTTTTTTTAATTCTCGTATTTCTCTTCTACGAGCATTAATTCGTTCCTTATTTGCCTCATAATGTGTTTTATGCCTGTCGGCAATTCGTTCCTTATTTTCCTCATAATGTGCTTTTCTTTTAGCAGCAATTTGTTCCTTATTTGCCTCATAATATGCTTTTTTTATAGCAGAATATCGTTCCCTACGTGCTTCATAAAACTTTTTTCTCTGTTCCTTGATTTGTTCTACGTGTTCCATTTTGTATTAAATTGTCTCGTTGTCTTTAAGTTCATTTAATAATGTATTTTCAATTTTTTCTGTTTCATCAGGAGCTGTAGTTTCCTCCGCTTTAGCATTTTCCTCCGCCGCTAATTTCTTCGCTTTTTTAATTTGGTAATATTGAACTATCTTTTCTTTGTTGTTTTCACGCCATTTTTTAAAATACTCAGGGTTCTTCTCACACCAGTTTTTTTGGAGTTGCTTTTTCTCTTCCACGTGTTCCTCTCTCCATTTTTTATACGTTTCTTTTAATTCCGCCTTATGAGCTTCTTGCCATTTTTTTTGTATCTCAGCTTGTTGCTCTTTTGTAGAATATGCTCTGTTTTTATTTAACGAGGATTTATGGTCTTCCATAAGTTTTGTCTCGTATATACGAGCGTCTAATTTACAACATTCTTTTTTGTCGATGGGGCTCAATTTCCAATTTTGCCACCCTCCGTGTTCATTGATGGTTTTGTATAAGTTAGTCATAACGTGATTGTATTTTTTCTCGTGGTGATGGTCACACATAAACTTGTGTAAATATCGCCTCCTAGCCAAATTGGTCGTCGACCCAACATAACAATCTGTAACGCTTTCATCAAAACACGTGATTTTATAAAAGACGAAAAGTTTTTTTTCGGCATTATTTGTCATAATATGTCATATTTTGGAATGTTGTCTTTAAGTAGTTTAATGATAAAAATATTATCTCTACATAGTATATTATGGAGTCTTCTACTATTGACTATATTGACAACACCAGCAATCTAAACAACTACATATTGATAAACAGAATAGTAGAATTGATTGTGGCTGATGTCAAATCCATCCCAGAGTATCACAAACTTCAACGCAGTATGGATTTAGTGCTACGCATTTGTTTATTGATTGAAAATCTCGTTTTTGAAAATGGGGTTAAAAGCAAAGAACAGGGGTTTAAGAAAGGCATTGCTGTAAAAGTATTTAAATGTCTCGGCTGGGAAAGTGCCGAGGCTCTGGATTTTTTAGCGCAGAGCATTGAGTTTTTACATAGTAGCGAAAAAATCAAACGTGTCAAACTTGTTAAGCGAATATGGTCTTTTGTGAAACGAGCATTTGTAAAAAACGTTCAAAAATAACGGATTTAACTTCCCCCAATATTCAGTTTAGGTCACAAGTAGCCGTTTCGGTTCAAAATACATTCCAGCATATTGCTGACACAATTCCACGTGCTATTTTTATTTACAATTTGTTACAACGCATCAATATGAGATTTATTTTGGCAATGGCTGGAATTAAAAACCCTTGGGTAGTATTCGTCATTTTGTTATTAATATAATATTTGATTATTATATGAATATTAAAACTATTGTTGAGCCTTCCCCATTTGTTCCTCCTACTCGCACAATTCATAATGTTAGCATCCAAGTCATTAATTTAGTATTATATCAAAGCGCTACGCTTCTCGTTAGTTTGTGTGAAGAAGATGGGCGACCCATTGAGACAAAGGTTATTCAAATGGAGGGTAATGATTATGCTCTGTGGGACAATAATGATTCGTATGTCGTGGATTATGTGCTACAACAATTCTCTTTAACGAAAAAGGCGGAAGGGGAGCAAAGTTAGTTAAGTAGTTCATTTAGTTCATCTTGATTTTCTAATTTGGTTTGTCGTGCTTTTTTTATATTATAATGTAGTTCATTAAACTTTCGTTTGCTCTCTCTATGTTCTTCTGTTAAAATATGTAAATAGGGCTTATTTATATTGAGAGTTGGTTGTCTTTCTTCCATTAATTTCAATTGATGATTATGAGCGTCTGTTTTTGTTACAAATATTTGTTTATCAATTGAAACCATTTCCCAATTTTTCCATCCTCCATTTTCTCTTATAAATTGGTATAATTTTGTATTGTGTGCTAATTTTATATCATTATAACACGCTCTTTTATGTTCACGTTTTTTACGAGTAAAATTAATTGTTAAACCAATATAAGTGTCAGTTATATTTTTATCTAAACAACTTATTTTGTAAAAAGTATATTCCATTTACATAATAGTTATTTCGTTATCTTTAAGTAAGTTTTATATATTAAAATCTTCGTCGCATCAAAGTTAGTTAAGTAGCAACAAAGTTAGTTAAGCAAAATCCAAGGTTAGTTAAGATAGTTAATTAAGAGACACAAAAATCCAAAAAGTATCAAAAAGTCTCAAGTCCCTCCCTGAGTTTTTTTCCCTAGAATAGATTAGATTAGATAATTAGACACCACAGGGTAGGTGATTAAAAATAAAGCCGGAAAAGCTAACGCCCCTCATTTTTTCTGGGATTTTTTATTACCCTCTCTGGAAAAAAAAAATTTTTTGGAATTGACTTTTTGCCGCCAAAATTGTAATCACCTACCCTGTGGTGTCTAATTATCTAATCTAAATAAATCAAAATAAATAAATTAAATTGTCTCATTACCATTTATCGTCTGTTGTTCCAGTTTTTTCTGTTTCATTTTTTCGGTGTATTTTTTTTGAGTTAATCTTCGGTTCTCCCTGCGTTGCTCCTCGGTTAGAGGAACTCGCTTCTCAATTCCTTCCCTGTTTTTATGGTAGTATTTTTTATAACTCTCCTTGCGATGCTCTGCTCGTTCCTCAGGAGTTAAAATTACCTTATCGGGAATATTGAATAATGCTTTTTTTTCCGCGTATCTTTTTTTGTTATATTTTTGCCTCGCTGTTTTTTCCAAATGTTTTAATTTCTCCTTATGCTCCAAAATCATAGCATCAATTATTTCAAAAACAACATCCATATTATGTATCAAAAACAACGTGGATTTTTTTTGGGTTTCGTCAATCCATTCAATGGATTTTTCTATTTTGGGACTATATGTTAGCAGTTCAAAATCACTATAATCTTTCTTAATGCTATTCCACCGAGAAATAAAACGTTTCTTCTCATTCAAAAAGGTAGCAAGTCGGCAATTTTTGTTTTTTGATTGGATAATCTCTTGCTTTAACTCGTCAAGAAAATCAAACACATCAAAATCTTTTTTAGTTATATATTCGTCATAATTAGCAACATACGGAATTATCCATGCCTTAAATGTTTCTTCACTATCAATAACATTTGCGTATGATGTTAAATCCACATCCGCATCATAACGTAAGCCATTTGCCTCACTTACGATAGGAATAGTAAACGTCAATTCAACAGGTTGTGTATTATTTGGTTGCTCCATTCTTATATATAGTAAGATAATGTCTTTATATTGTTTCTAAAAAGATAATTTCAATTTTTTTTGGGAGGCATAATTTGTCATTTTTTGGAATAAAAAAGATTTTTAGAAAAAGGATTTAAAAAGAAATGCCCAATTAATTTATGGCAATCACGCTAAGCGCCGAACAATTCCAAGCACTTCTAAACGCAATAGGACAAGGTCAAAACACAACGCTACCGACTGGAACTACCAAGCAACCGATGGTATTACATAACTTTTGCGAATCACTCAAATACTTACACGTCAATCGGTTACAAAACACGTCCATCGTGGATTTTATGGTAGCCACTATTAAGCACAACATTGATGCGCTAGAAGAAGATGAGTATCCTTTTGTGTGTAGCAATGAGAAAAAACGCTTTTTTTATTATTACACGGAAGAAGGGTGGAAGAAGGGAACTTCTTTTATTAATTTGTTATACACACTCATTATTAAACAGGCTTACAGGGATTTAGAAAAGCATTATACCATTAAACACATCGACGACGATGAAGAAGATGAGGACGCAATTGAAAAAAAATACGCCTCATCCAAACACGCAGAGAAACAAGCCATTATAATGAACTTGTGTCACAGCAATAAAATGAACTGGGAAGCCGTATGTGAAAAAGTATTAACCAAAATAGCCAAACTCATTAAAGTGGATTCTAGCCCTTCCACCTTTTAAAAAGGTGGAGCCAAATATTATATTTCCTCAAAATATTGTATGTATGTATTATAAATGTATAGCGTAGCAATTCCATCCTTATCAAGATACTCCATCATTAACTCCCTAACTATTTCTACTTTAGAAAAACATAACATAAATCCAAACTATGTTACTATTTTTGTAATTCAAGAAGAATATGAACTATACAAACAAGTCATAAACGAGAAATACAAAATAATTGTTGGGAGAAAAGGTTTGGTTCAACAAAGAGAGTTCATTGAAAATTACTACCCACCCAACACACACATATTATTTTTAGACGATGACATTAAAAGCATAGATTTGTCTCTGTGTAAAACAAGCAATTTAGACCATTTCATAGCAAGTGCCTTTAATGACGCAATTAACAATAACACATTTATATGGAGTGTATATCCAGTGTTTAATAAGTTTTTTAGAGAAACCAAAACATACCAAACATTTTGTTTGAACTATATGGTAGGTGCCTTTTATGGAATTATCAACAGACCAAATGAACCTGATTTAAAATTGTGTGTAACAACACAGGGAGACAAAGAAGATGTAGAAAGGAGCATTTTGTATTTTAAAAAAGATGGACGCACATTAAGGTATAACCAAATTGGATTTGAAACAAAATACTATGGTTCAGTAGGCGGATTAGGAACGCTTAAAAATAGAATGAATAGCATTACTGAAAATACAAAAAACCTTTTCAACAAATACCAAGCCTTTGGGAAAATACACATAAGGAAAAACGGAATATGGGAGTTTGTTTTAAACAAAACAGAACCGAAATCATTTTCAAACATAATTGTGTGTAAAACATTTCCTGATAAAGTTTTTACGAAATTATACAATTTATTAAATGGGATTAAGTTTGATACCAAAAACGGAAGAAACAATCGTCGAGGGTTTCCAAAACACGAAGCACTTGTATTTGGAATTACGAGGCACAGATTTCAAGGAACAATAGGATTATCCGTCGCATCATTAAAATACCCTGATGTGTTAGAAGAGTTAGAAAACATAGCAACTATAATAAATCCTAACTTTATTTATGATAGCGTCCATATAAATCACAACGTAGTATGTCCTAAACACAAAGACGAAACAAACGTAGGAGAAAGTATGTTAATCAGTATCGGTGAATATAGCGGTTGTAACATAGTAATTGAAAATGAAAAATATGATAGCCACAATACACCCATTATTTTTAATGGCTCTTTATTGGAACACTATAATACGGATGACTTAGTAGGAAATAAATATAGCCTAGTATATTATAAGACGCCTTATAAATAATTCCACCTTTAAGAAAGGTGGAGCCAAATTAAAATATAATATAATAACAAATGACGAAAAAAGAAGATTTGTTACTATATAGCAATCCTTCAAAGGCACGAAAAAATGCGAAATACTTTTTTGGAGAAGACATTAAATTACGCATCTCTACACGCAAAAATAAAAAATATATGATTGAAAATCCACAGGGTGATTGGATACATTTTGGTCAAATGGGTTATGAAGATTATACACTTCACCGAGACAAAGATAGACGCAAAGCGTTTCGCAGTCGTAACAGAGCGTGGAGACATGCTCCAACATATTCGCCACGTTATTTGTCCTATTGGCTTTTATGGTAACCCCAAAAATGTTTCAGGTCACTCCCTGAGATTTTTAGCCCCCAAAAAAATTGAATTACATTGCCACATTTTTAATATACGCATTAATTAAGAATGGAATTACAAGATTATTTAAAAGCAAAGCGACCTAATTTAAGTCCGTCAAGTATTTACTCTTATTGCTCCACATTAAGAGCATTACATAAACGGCTTTTCGGCGACACAATTATTGACATTAACAATTTCCATAATACAGAATTGATTTTAACGCATTTGAAAAACAAAGAACCACCTACGCGAAAAACGTCTCTAGCGATTTTATATTCATTAACGGATGAAGAAATATACAGAACCGAAATGCTTAACGACATAGAAAAAATAAACGCAATAATAGAAACACAGGAAATGAATGAGAAGCAAAAGGAAGCACACAGGTCTCAACAGGAGATTAAAGCATTATTTGACACTTATGAAGAAGAGGCAAATACGCTTTACAAAAAAGACACACTCACAAACAACGACAAACAAATTATACAAAAATACATTATCCTTGCTTTAACGTCAGGACTTTTTATTCCGCCACGGAGAAGTTTAGACTGGTGTGAGTTTAAAATTAACAACATAACACCTGACAGCAATTACCTAGACGGAGACAATCTTGTATTTAATCGCTACAAAGGTTCGGCTACAAAAGGGCAACAAGTCGTCTCTTGTCCAGCACAATTGAAAAACTTATTATACAAATGGATTGCGGTGAATAGTAATGATTATTTGTTGTTTGATAAAAACGGCAACAAACTTTCTAGCGTAAAGATGAACCAAAGGCTCAATCAAATATTTGATGGGAAAACTGGAACATCAGCATTACGTCATACTTATCTAACCGATAAGTATAAGGAAACTTCACAAGAAACTAAAAACTTAGCCAAAGAAATGAAACAGATGGGAAGTTCAATTAATATGGCAACTACGTATATTAAATTAAAATAAACTCTAAGAAGAGAAGATAAAAGAACATTACAGAATAGGTGATTACAATTTTGGTAGCAAAAAGTCAAATTATAAAAATATTTTTTTTCCAGAGAGGGTAAAAAGTGGATGACAAAAAAGCCACGGCGATGCGATTTTCCGTCCTGATTTTCAATCACCTATTTTGTATGGTAGTAAAGTCTAGTAGTTATGTTATGCTATGTTTTGTGGTAAAAGTAGTCTAGTATATAGTGGGTCAAGGAGGTGTCCATGGTCTTCGTTTTTGACCTATT